CGATATCATATACATTGAAGGTTATTCTATGGGTTCTACAGATAGAGTATTCAATATAGGTGAGAACGCAGGCCTCTTGAAGCATTACTTATGGAAACGCAACCATCAATACAATTTAGTTCCTCCTACTGTGATAAAAAAATTTGCTACAGGAAAAGGGAATGCTAATAAAGAAGCATTACAAGAAGTTTTCTTAAGAGAGACAAATTATAATATCAAAGAAAAACTCAATATGACTGAAAAGCAGTGGAATCCTTCCTCTGATATAATCGACAGCTATTTTATCTGTAAGTATGGCATAACAATGGAGAACGAAAATGTGGAAATGGTTTAAGAAGATCTTTATCGGCGAATTCAATAAGATTGAAGATAAAGTAAGCGATCAGATCACTGACTCTGTGACACAAGTCAAAGAACAATTAGACAAAAGCATCGATAAGTTCATTGATAACATGAAATCTGATGAGGTCAAACCTAAAAGGAAACCGAAGATCTTTGAGAGTCCAGATGGCGGAAAGACTATATATTCTCGTGATATAGGTGACAAAGAAAAGACCTTGGTCAAAAAGCCAAAGAAAAATGGAAAAAAGTAACCCTATCACAGTAGCTGCAGATGGCAATCTCCCAGTAGTAATCGGAGATTGCCCATCATGCGGTGCTGGCGATAGGTCTATGATACTGATTGATTATGTACCCAATCTTAAAAATAATATTGATAGTACGGTATATCTGAAATGTATATGTTGTAACACTATACATCAACGTAAAGTTAAAGATTTGGTTATGGAGGAATAGAAGATGGGTAAGAAGAAAACAAGAAGCAAAGTCACATCAAAAGGTACGCAAGATAGCGTATCGAGACAATTGCTAAAGGCAGTCAGCAGAAACGTGCCAGAAGTTGAGAAGGTGCTCAATAAGCTAAAGCACTGGGCAAAAGGAAAGCGTACTGTTGTTACTATAGCTAATCCCAACAAGAATGAGAAAAACAAACCTTTCATCAAGGTAGAAGGCAACCATTCTATGGCGTTCGGACCATGGAAGCGAGTTGAAAAAGAAAAGAATAATTTGTGATGATAAGAGTATACGGGAAACATAACTGCAATTGGTGTGTCAAAGCAAGAGAGTTGCTTAACATGTACGGTATGCAGTATGAATATGTGACTGTTGGAGAAAGTATGGGTATTACAGAATTTTTAGAAATGTATCCTGGCACAAAGACTGTGCCTCTGATAGAAGTTGACGGCAAAAAACTAGGTGGTTATGAAGAATTAACAAGATATGTGGAGGAAACAAAAAATGATTACGGACACTCTATCTAAATCAAACATAAAAAATATGCTTAATACAGACATCGTTAATGTGAAGTTTAAGAAGATAGACGGATCAGAACGCCTGATGAAATGCACTCTTCTCGAAGGAATCGTAAAAGAGTATGAAAAGAAGTCAGAAAAAACGCGCAAAGTATCAGAAGATACGATAACTGTATGGGATGTAGAGAATGACGGATGGCGTTCTTTTCGCTATGACTCTATTATTGAAATATATAAATAAAAGATATATTTAATAATATAAGGATCGAATATGTCCGAAGATTTCACAATGCCGCTTATGGCTAAAGCAATTGCAGGCCTAGGTGGCTTAATTGGCGGAGCTGCTTTCATGGTATTTTATAGACCAACAAATGTTTGGGATGCCGCTGTGAGATCTGGACTTAGCACAACGACTGCGATACTTGGTTGTGCTCCTCTATTAGAATGGATGCAGTTGTCTACTACTACTGATAATGTATTGGCAGCTGCATCTTTCATTGGATTTGTATCCTGGAGCGTGCTTTCTTTTGTCGCCAAGATACTAATGAACATACAGGATGAAAAAGTCGAACTCAAACTTCCAGAGTTTTTGATACGTAAAAAATAATTAATAGGTGATTTTGTTATGGTTGAAGTGAACGAATTGAATAAGAATGCTCGCGGCGGCACGGAGCTGATGCAGGAACGTCTCCATAAGAGCATTCCTGAACAACTGCTGAACAAGTTTCAGATCATACCTTCCCGTGTCAGGGATTTAGATCCTGATAAGAAGAAGATCCTTTGGTTACATGATCTCCCTCATGACCCTGAATCTGAACACCTAAAAGATCCCGAACTCCGTAAGCGCTTTTCAAAGATCGTTGCTGTGTCTGATTGGCAGATGCAGATGTACAATATCATCAGCGGCGTCCCCTATGCTGAGAGCTTCGTGATCAAGAACGCTATCGATCCTATCCCTGTCGAAAAGAAAGAATATAACGGTACAGTCAACCTGATATATCATACCACACCCCATCGTGGTTTAGAGATATTGATCCCGGTATTCGAAGAGCTAAGCAGGATACATGACAACATCCATCTAGATGTGTATTCTTCTTTCAGCATCTACGGATGGGAAGAGCGTGATAAGCAATATCAGCAGCTGTTTGATCGTTGCAGGAACCATCCAAAGATCACATATCATGGTGCTGTCCCTAACGAGGAGATCCGTAAGGCTCTCGTCAAGTCACACATCTTCGCATACCCATCTATCTGGCCAGAGACAAGTTGTCTTGCGGCAATCGAGGCAATGTCTGCCATGAACTTGGTCGTATGCCCTAACTTTGCTGCTCTTGCAGAGACATGCTCGAATTTCGCTATGATGTATCAGTTCAATGAGAATAAGAACCTACATGCAGTGCAGTTCGCACATACGCTGGATATCGCTATCAAGACAGTCATACAGAACCGCGGGACGACATATCCTTATCTAGATTTTCAGAAGCAATATTTTGATTATTTCTATAGCTGGGATAAACGAAAAGGAGAGTGGTTAGCTCTCCTTAACTCCTTAGATAATGATTGAAGATTCAATTCTTCATGAATTAGGATTGTCTCGCCTGACTCGATCATTTCGCTCTTGCAAGATCTGCTGACGGTTCAGGAAGTCAACCCAACCGTATGGTGTATCGCCGCCTTCCCAAGCATGTAGCATACGAAGATGGCTCGTATTGGTCTGTTTAAATCCGCGCTTTAAGAATTCTGCAGCACACATCAATTTCCAATCTTCGAAAGTAGTGTTCTTGTTAGTATTGACAATATTACGCTCATTTTGCATGAAAGACATCTAGTTTCCTTTGGGTTGATCAATATTCTTTAAAATCAGTATTTTCAGTATATCCGAGATGATATTCAAATATCTCTTCTTTAGTCAAATCGACGATCTTCATTGGTGGACTGCAGGCACAATGATGAGGATCACGAGGCCGACGATAATAAGAATCTGCTGCTCCACGATCATATAATGATCCGTTACGCTCACGATCAAATTGTGGTTGCTCTATCATATTAAGCTGCCTTCTGCTTTTCTTGTAGCTGTTCAGCAAGGATGAACTTAGCGATGTTCATGTATTTGCGCGCTTTATCAGAATCATCGAATTCTAGCATCGTCTGTGCATCTGAGAGGATACCCATGATCGTCATCTCGATGCCAACCATCTTAGTGACGATGCAATCGATGATGTTGATGCGGATATCGTCCTGGGACATTCCGTAGCAGTTGCGTTCGAATTCAGTCATTTTGATTTCCTTTGTTTTCATCATATTATCAATATAAGGTATTTTAATAAAAATGTCAACCGTTATTATGCTGGACCATTTAAAAACTTTCTAGCATCTTTTCCACAGAATGCTTCGATGATGTCAAAGTACCAATCTTCGTTCTTTTCACGAAGGATGTCCAAAGGCGCTTTATTGCCATGAGGAGAAACCTGTGAGAAGTATCCTTCGACTGTATGATTAGCGATCAGTTCCTTAAGGAACTTAGCCTTGGTGAATGGGCTCTTGGAATACTTGAAACGACCAACAAACCGACGCTCACCATTGTACGGGTAAAACACATAATCGCCAGAAATTATGAAAAGTTTCTTGTCAAAGCCGGCGGTAGGAATCAACTGCATTTCTGTCTCTTTCTTTGTTTTCATCATATTATCAATATAAGGTATTTTAATAAAAATGTCAACCGCTATTTTAAAAAAACCTTCGAAGAAATAGCGGTTGACATTTCCATACATAGTTACTATCATAATAATATGATGAAAACGAAACAGGAAAACAAAATGAATCAAGATTTGCGTGAGGCACTTGACGATGCAGATAAATGGTATGA